TCCAATTGTAGACCCAAGGAGAGAAATAAAGGTTCCAATGGAACAATTACCAACATATAATGTTCATAATGTTTTTAATCCTGGTAATACACAATCACCATGGTCAGGGTTCGCTTCTACTATAAATAAAGAATCGGAATTAAGAAACCAGATATATGCTTTACAAAAATGTAGTCAAGCTGTTTATGTTCCAAATAGCAATAGTGACTTATATACATATAATTTTAAAACCAAAACGCATCAAGACCCACATTATTTATTATCCCAAAATATGGATTTTTCTAGTTTTAATCCGAATCCTGACCCTGCAATTGTTGGTGCTAATATGTTTATGAATTCAACCAGAACACAAGTAAAAGAGTTAACAAAACAAACATGTTAACTTAATTTTATAAGTATTTTATTTATTTAAATTTAGTTTATAAATAAATAAAATAATATATCTTATTACACCTTTTTACATTTCAAACGCCGAAATATGTTATTATAAAAACATAATAAAAAATTACAATGTACTAATATAACCAGTATGAAAAATAATTATAAATTAAGGTATTGTGTTATTCTAAACTTAATATTATTTTTAATAATTTTGTTTGTTGTAATGATATGTAAAGATAATAATAATTATTATATGACATATGGACCAAATGAGAATTTATATGTATTGAGTATAAAAATTAATACTCCACAAAAATATATTTTTTTACAATTTTTTTTATTGTTTGTAGAGTTTAGTAGAGTATTTACTAATGAAATTGCGAGCCCCATATTAGGATTTAACATTTATAATCCCGACAAAAAAATTATTACCGAATTTACAAAAAACGAATTACAATTATTAGCGAATATGATGTGGTTAATAAATAGTTTAACTGGTACAATTTTTGTAATGATAACTATATCTCAAATAGACATAGCAATTCTTAGAACGGTATATTCTGAAATGACAACTATAATTACTATAAGAATGCTCTTAAACGAAAAAAAATTTATTTGTGAAAATAACGTAGAACCGATAGAATTAGAACAACTTAACGTATAATTCTAAAATCGGCATTTGAAATGTAAAAAGGTGTAAAAAAATGAATAATTATTCTAAAATATAGGTTGATTTGAAGCTAATTCTTGAACTATCATTCCTAATGATGCAATCATAGCAATTCTACCGTTATTTATTTCAGCATTTAACATAAAGTTTTCGTCATTTCCTAAAAATGAACGTTTCATATTAAATCCGAGGTCTCCTGGTTGATAATTGTTTTTCATTAAAAAATAATTTGATGAATTTGTAAATGGATTTTCCCATCCCAATAACATAGATTGCAATTCAGATGCAGCAACTAAACTTGAAAATGCTGTTACAGTAAGAATATTTGCATCATCTAAAACATGAATTGCTTGTTCATGAGTAATAAGTTCAGTAATAGGAATTGCCGCAGCTGAAATCATTCCCCATCTACCATGCTTTAATTCTGCTTCACGAAGTTTAATTAAATAGGAATCTGGTTTATTCTTTGCTAACCCAAGAGGGTCAAAAAAACCGAGAGGTTTAGTAGATCCATAAAAATTAAAACTATTAACGTGACAAAACATTAAAAGAAATAGTCCAAAACAAATATTCATTATAATAAATATATAATAATATTTATTTAAGTTTCTTTTTATAAAATAGATTAATAATTTTAATATATTAGTAGAATGTCTGAAGCATTTATAAATCAAGTAACTTTAGATTGTTTATTAAATAAAGAAATGTTTGGAAAACATCTAAAATATCAAAAGTCAAAATTAATCAATAAACAAGAGAGAAAATTTTATAAAAAACGTATTTTCTCTTTATTTAAAGAACTATTATTAGGAAATGAACCAACTGGATTGTTACCAGATGTTAAATATGCTTATGAAAATTTTTCTAATGCTAGTATTCATTATTTTAAAGCAATTGATAATAATGATTTAATACAAGCAGAATATGATAATATAGAAATAAAAAATAATGAAAATAATGAACATAATGAAAATAATTCAGTTTCAGAAGAAATCGAACTTAATAACTATAAAGACAATTTTAGCCAAAATACAGAAGCTGATAAAATATTAATGCGTTCAATAAAAATGGAAATTCCAACTTTAGATAAATATGTAAAAAAAACATCTACCAAAAAGAAAGAGAATATTATTTTACCAAAACAAAAAACCATAAATTTACAAGACCCTGAATTAAAAAATAAAGGATTAAAAAAGAAAAATATCACTAATAAATATGAAGACAATACGAAAAAAGAAGATACATAATATTTCAAAAAAGAGACATAATAAAATCAATAATAAAAAATCTGAAAAAATAAAAAATAAAATTAATGGTGGTACTGGAAGTAAAATAAAATCTAAACTAAAAAAAATAAATTGCAGTCCAAAACCAAAAGGAGAAATGAATGATTTTACTTGTTATTCTGATGGGTCGCTATATAAATTGAGAGACTTATGGAATGCTAGGCATCCTGATGCAAAAATTACTTCTAATGATTCAAAAGAAATTCACGGTTTATTGACTAAAAAGTTAGAAAAAGTTTGTAATACAGAATCTTGTTGGTTAAAACAAAAAGCAGATTTTGGTCCGGTTAGTAGCGATTTTTCAGACTCATTCGCTCCAGAATCGCCTCCCGAATGGAAAAGAAATCCGAATGAATGGTTATCGAGTGAAGATATAATGAAAGTAATGAAACAATATGAAAAAGCCTATAAATGTTTTGATTTCATAGGTCCTTCTCCTATTGATTTTGATACCAAAAAATTATATGGAGAATGCGTTTGGGAAGAATTGTGTAATTTTAGTCTTGCTAATCAAATTAAAAAGGGAAAAACCAAAATAGGATTTATTTTTAATACTGACCCACATAATAAACCTGGAAAGCATTGGATTTCATTATTTATCAATATTAAGAAAAAAAGAATATTTTTCTTTGACAGTACAGGAGAGAAGGCCCCAAAACAAATAATGGATTTTATACACAGAGTTGAAAAACAAGGATTGTTACTAAAACCAAAAATAAAGTTTGTTTCTGATAGTAATGAAGGAATAGAACATCAATATGGAAATACTGAATGCGGAATTTACTCTTTATTTTTTTTAGTTCATATGCTTGAAGATAAAATGACGGAACATTATTTAAAAACGCATATATTAAAAGATGAATATATGGAAAAATTTAGACATGTTTATTTCAATGATACTCTATAATTACATATCAAAATACTTCTACGTATAAAATATATAAAAATAAGGTTTTATATTTATATATTTAAATGTCGTCAAAAACTTTTTTAAACACCGAAAATATATCCATGATTTGGGATGTAATTACGGATGAAGAGATTTTTAAATTTTTATCTCGAGATATTCAAAATAAAGTAGCTAATATTTTCACAAGTAATCTAAAAGGATTTTTTGAAAGTGAAATTCAGAATACAAATAATTTAATTGATATAAATAAAAAATACATTATGTTGATATTAAATTATATAAAAAAAAATTTTCCAGCTCAACAGCCAAATAAAATAAAAATTCATAATGAAATTATTTCATCTACTCCGGAAAAAGAATTAATTACATATGAAGAAATACAAAATGATAGAAAAAGCCAGTTTGAAAAAGATTTAAATAAACGACAAGAAGAATTTACAAATTCTATGACTATTCCGGTACCTTCAGTTCCAGAATTTGTTGATAAAAATGTTGACGCTCCCATTCGAGAGATGGAAAAGATTATTAAAGAGATGACAGCTCAAAGAAATTACGAAGTAGAGTTTATAAATAAAAATTATCAACAAGCAGACAATTGGTTAAAACCACAAGAAACTTCTATTAAAAATGACAAAAATTTATCTTCTACAATAATTTCCAACGAACAAAATGAAAATAATAAATTAAGATATTTAAAATTTGAAAATGAAGAAATTTCTTTAAATAGAACAGAAAAAAGAAAAAATGTATCGTGGGGTGAAAACAGTGAAATAGAAAATAAGAAGAATTCAGAAGATATAAACTTAACAGAAGATAATATATTCAAAAAATTAAAAAAGGTAAATACCTATCCAATACAGCCAACTTTGGAATTCGAAGAAACAATTTTAATTAATAAAAAAGAAGATAAAATACAAAATTTGGAAAATGAAGTTAAATCACTCAATATCAAAATGGATATGATAATTAAT